TATTAATACTAATATACCAATTAATTTAATCATAATTTATTTTTTGTTTTTATCGTCAAAATCCATAGCTGATTTTAAAATAAACTTATCAAACATATCGTCTTGATTTTTAATTATATCTTTTTGTAATTTAATAATCATAGCTTCATATTCATCTTTAGATTTAATTAAAGAATCTATTGTTTGCTCTCTACTGTCTAACTTGCTTTTAAGAGCGTTTATGTCATCTGGTTTACTTCCGGTTATTGTAGATATAACCATTGCCAAAGAAGCTGAAAGCGTACCCACTAACATCATTACAACCTCTTTATTAGAGTCTAAGACGGGGTATTGTATAAAAACGACCACTAACCCCACTATAAAAAGAAAGATAAGCAGCGCACCGCTATAGTGCCTTAAATCTCTTGCCACTCCATTGTTTGGAAAATTCATTTTCTAAGTTTATTATAAATTGATATGCCGGTATAAAAAATAGCTAACACTAAACTAATAGTTTGTAAGACAGGATTTGCTTGACTTAAATTTAAAGCTAAAGCAAAAAAATTAGTAAACCCTATCTTAAGTTCTTCCATTATGCTATTGCTAAATAGACAATTGGAGCAGGGTTTTGATTGGCATCACCACCAGTCATAGTAAAGCCATCTGAATTAAAACTCAAAACGGTCTGTGTTGTTTCTGCGAACTCTGTATTTGGTCTTAATTCTTTAGTATTACCCCTAGCACTATCAAAGATTCTCCAGCTATCGGCATAAGTTGGTTTTATTAATATAAATCTTGGTTGAAAGCCACCGCTACCAGAAGAACTATCATCATCTGTTGTGTATATTCTATTTCCTGCACCATTAGTACCATTGAATGCGCCTACTTTCTGATACCCCGATTTGTTTGCAAAGCAATAAGCAATAATATTATTACCTGCTCCATTTGTAAATGCATCACCTCCTACTGTAAACACACTTGATGCAGGAGTAACATTATTAAAAGCACCATTATTAGCACCCCAAGCAGCCGACGTGTCAAGTATGCCGTGTTTAGTAGCACCTTCACTTTCAGCATAAACTGTCCAATCTGAATCTGAAATTGACATATTTTTGATTATAATCATTTGAGGCGTTACTCCTAGTCCGTGACCAATTGTATTAGCCGTTGGTCTAGTTCCTACCCATTTCACAATAGAGAACCCTGCCGCTGTATTCGCTGATACAGTACTTGCTGTAGTACCGTCTGTGTTAGATACTGCTGAACCTCCTGCTTTCCAACACCACGCAACAAAAGTATCGTCAGCATTATTCCAAGAATCAGAGTTTGAACCACCACCCCACACAATTTGATAACCATTGCTTTGAAAATTAAGTGTTGTTAATGTTTCTTTTGCACCCTTTGTGTTTGTTCTTAAATTTTCTGAGCCACCCCTTACTGAATCAGTAACCATATGGGAATAATCTGTAGTACGGCATTTTGTAATTATTAAATCTGGTTGAAACCCAACTGTAATATTTCTTGTTGAGTCATTACCAGAGTAAATCACAGGCATAAAATTATCTGTTCCTACAGGAACGCCCCCTCCAGATGCTGATTTAAAGAACTTTTCGTTTAATCCCATTTACATTAAATTAGGTAGTGAATAATCTGCTACTTGTGCCTTTGTAGTTTTTGAATTTATAGAACTTTCGTGTGTTGCACAATCACTTCTTAGGGTTGCTCTTGAAGATAAAATACTTGAATCGGTTGTGTTACCAAGTTCTTGGTCTCTAATAATTATCCAGTCCGTTTTGGCTAATTTATAACCATAACTATGTTTTAAATTGGATATTTTTTGAGTCTTTAATTCCGCTAAAGATTGAGCAAAAGTTTTGTTGTTTATCGGATAAGTAAAAACGCTATTATCTGAATCCCACTCAATAGCTCCAAGTTCTTGACTTTCTGTAATTGATGGTCTAACTATATCATAAAATCCATACGCTTCAAGTTCGGTATCATTTAAGGTATTAAAACCCCCTATGATTTTTCCAAAACTTTTAGGTATTGAATTAAACGTTTTAATCGTTCCATTATCTAATTGTAATCCTTTCATAATTTTATATTTTAACTTGGTGTTGCATCACTTACATAAGCACTAACTGCATAATTAAAAACCGCTGTTGCGTCATCATCTACACATTGAACCTGTATTAGGTTTGTTGATCCACCTGCATAATCTACTGCACCACATTTATTAAATGTTTCACTTGTACCTGCATTTGAATCAAACGTAATTGTTTGCGCTCCTGTTAGGTTATAAATATCTATTGTTTGCCCTGTTTTAAAATTGGTAAAATCAAATTCAATAGCACCGTTTAAACTGTTAGCCATAACAAAAACTGCACCAGTTGACCAATCAATTGTAGTAGCACCACTTCTGTTTGATACACTTACAACCGCTGTAAATCTGTTTTCTAATTTATCGTGTGTAATATTGTCGTTTAGAATCTTTGCAGTAGTAACCGCATTAGAAGCAACCATATCCGCAACAATTTGAACCTCACCAATTACGCCTGCACTTGTTGAACCTAATACTCTATCCGCTGTGGCTAAATTTTGCATTTTGGCATAGGTGACCGCATCTGCTGCAATAGTCAAAGTACCGCTTCCAGTAACATCTCCATCGTGAGTTGCATTGGTTACTTTAGCAGTATTTAGTACTTGAGCATCAAACATCTCGTCTGACATTAATCCCCAGTTATCTGTATCTGCTAACGATAAATCTACGTTATCTCCATCAGATGAGTTAATTGCAAATCCTGTTCCACTAACTGTTTTAGTTAAGTTAGTAGCTGTACCTGATACTTTAGCGTTATTTACTACGTGCTCGTCAAAAATAGTCTTAGACATAACACCGGATACACTTGCAGTGGCTACCGGGATAATAGCGTCTGTACCATCTGAAGAAACTATAGTTCTTGCATCAGTTGTTCCTGTTATGCTTAAATCTGTAGTAACGTTTGATACCTTAGCGTTGTTATCCGTAATGTCACTAGCTTGCTGTGTAGTAATTCCTGTTTTAGCAGTATTTAATGCAACCGCCGAATTAGCTGCCACTCTGGCTTCCGTGTAATATAGATTAGTATCTTCTGCTATGTCAGCCGTATCTAAAACCACAACACCAACTGCTCCATTAACAGATGTTATAGCACCAACTGCATCCGCTGAAGCTATTGTAAAATTAGGATAAGTTCCTCCGATTGTTACATTACCAGCATCAGTTAAAGTTACTGTTTGGTCCGTAGCTTTTGCATTGTTGGTTGTTATGTCGGATGCCTGTTGTGTAGTAATACCGACTTTTGCTGTGTTTAATGCAACTGCTGCATTAGCCGTTACCCTAGCTTCTGTATGATATAGATTAGTACTTCCCTCGTTTATGTCGTCAGTATCCAAAACAACAACCCCTGCTTCACCATTCACAGAATTTACAGCACCCACAACGTCGTCAGATGCTATAGTGAAGTTAGGATAAGTTCCTGTAATTGTTACATTAGCTCCCTCTGTGAGGCTTACCGTTTGGTCCGATACTTTAGCGTTATTAGTTACAATGTTTGCAGCTTGACCTGATGTGATTCCGACTTTAGCTGTGTTTGCTACAACCTCTGTGTTTGCACTTACTCTGGCTTCAGTATAATATAGGTTAGTGTTTTCTGATATATCTGAGGTATTTAAAACAACTACTCCAGTATCTCCATTTACGGAATTAACCGCACCTACCACATCGTCTGACGCAATAGTAAAATTAGGGTATGCACCTGTAATTGTTACGTTTGTTCCTTCTGTTAGAGTTACTGTTTGGTCTGAAACTTTAGCATTATTTACCGTAATCTCACTAGCCTGTGCTGATGTGATTCCCGTCTTAGCCGTATTAGCTGCTACATTTGTATTTGCTGATACCCTAGCTTCTGTGTAATATTCATTAGTAGTACCTTCAGAAATATTGTCTGAATCTAATACTACAGTTCCTGTTTGACCGTTAACCGAAACTATATCACCAGCATCGGTATCGTATAATTCGGTGAACATTAAATTAGCTTTATTAAATGCCGTTCTTATAGGGTCACCTGTATTGTCATTCGGTGCTGAACCGATATCTATTAAATCTTTAGCCATTTTTTAAATTTTATATTTGTGTTGCATCTGCTTTGTAATTTGTTGTATCTGCTTTAAAGGGCGTTCCGGAAACTTGTGTTAAATCTGCTGTCAATTCAAAAGTATCCCAACAGGCAGGTGCTGATGAGTCAGGAATATAATTAGTACTAAAAGCAACGTCTTTACCAAAACCTGTGTATGTAATCATACCACAGTATACCTTGCCCCAATTTATGTTATTTGCCATATATAGTACAATTAATTTTTTTGGTTTTTGTTATATAAGTTAAATACTGTTTCAACTTGTTTATGTTTTCTTCTTTTGGTTTATATTTCACAGCACCCATCCACTAAAATTTGCATCCTTATCCGGATATATATCTTCATTGTTATTACTGTAGTATTCAGAAAATTTTGAACTTGCATTAAAACTCATATAATCTATGAATCTATCAGTATAGTATTGTGCTGTTGTTCGTTCTTTTTCCATTAAGAAATCCACTTCTTCTTTTGATACATTTTCAGCGTTTTCTGAACTATGCTTATAAACGCCCTTATTAGCGATTGTATATGCTGCAAAGGGTAAGTATTCAACCATTGCCCAATGTATCAACATAGGCTTTATATAGTCCGTTACAAGGCTTAAATAGTCCCCTGTTAAAGTTCCTGCTATAATTTTACCTTGAATTGCCTTTAAAAGGTCTGTTCCTAAATAGTTTTGTATATGAATATCTTGGGAAATCTTAACATACTGAATAAATTTATCAGTATCTACATTACCATTCATTGCAGTAAACTTAACTACGTCCTTTCTCGTTATTAATAATGCTTCTGCCATTTCTTATTTATTTACAAATCCTTGATTAGGCATATCAACTGGACGTTTAGCTACCTTTGAGTTGTTTTTTTCAGGTTTAAAACCTTCTTTTTTTGCTTTGTTTACCGATACTTCTGCATTAGGATTAGTTGCATCAGGCTGTACACCTTTTGCCATATAAGTCTTTCTCATCCAAAAATGCCGACAAGCACCACCGCCTTTGTAGAGCCATATATCATAAGTATTTGCACCCCCTAAACCCCATCCAGCATTCACAGCACGTTGGCTCATTTGCATTATATCCTCTTTTCGGTATATCTTTTTAGAATTTACCATTTTCTTGCAAAACTCCCTACTGTTAGCTTGTGTGGATAATGGTGCATATTGATAACGAACTTTAAAAGATGTTAAATCATTTGTTACTTCGTCTTGTTCGCTTTTTGAGTTAGGTCTTGCAGTTCCTGTAGAAGCAAGGTTAATCATTTTATCTAAACTTTCTTCTTGGTCATAGTCTACTTCACGTTCATCTACTAAATTCCAGTTTTCTAAATCTTCATCTTCACCAATATCTTGAAGCAACTCTATCATTTTGTCATCCTCAAAGGTTTCTTCTTTAGACAATGTTAACTCGTCTTTTACGCCTGTTTCTTCTTCTCGTGATTCGTCTGTAATAGCATTATCTGTGTCAATAAACGCTAAAGGCTGTAAAGTTTTAAAGTAAAGTTTTAAACTAATCCCATTAACCGCTAGAATATCGTCTAAGGCGTCGCAAATTAGTTCTTGGTAAGGTTTTATAGTTATGTTGTCAAAAAGTAGCGCAGCGGTCTTTATTTCGTCTGCATTAGACCCTAAACCATTACTATCTGTTCTAATTCCTAGAAGTAAAGGACTTGTTACCCTATGAGCAACAATTAGCTTATTAGAACATTCACTAGATAAGTACTGGTAATGCGCAGGGGCATCGTTTAAAGGAATGTCATCTACAGTAGTTTTACTTTCTGCGTTGTTGTTAAATGCAATCACTACTTTCTCACCTCTTGCACCGGTTAGTTTTTGCATCACGTCAGATTTAATCTGCATTTGCTTCTCTCTATCCGGAACACCATTGTTAAAGTTTACTACTTTAGTTCCACTAAAACCATTTTGTACATCGTTAATTAAGTAATCAGATACTTCACTTTCTAGTTCTGCGTATGCTAAACCACCTTGGTAATCTACAGGACAATAATAATCATAACCACTAACATATTTTTTTATAATTTTTATTTCAGGTTCTTTACCGTTACCAAATCCAAATGATGCTATCCTTTTAGGTTCATCACTTCTTTTAAGTTTTGTCCAATCGTGAAAATAATAGTAGGCTTCAATTTCACCGTCTTTATTACATTTCTCCGCTCGTAGTGTTTGTCTTGGAAAATGTTCGCCTTTAATTACTTTTTGGTCTTTGTAAAGAACTTGTATTGACCCCTCTCCTAATAGTTTTAAATCAAGTGTTATTTTTCTTAAAGAACTATCAGAAAATATAGAACGCATTGCTGCGTATTCGTTTGTCTTTGTACTACTATCTAAAGCATCTAAACCTTTACCGTAAATCATATTAGTAACACCGTTTATAATAGCGTTGTTAGTTGTTGATTCAGTGTAAAGTTTTATTAAATAAGAATAGTAGTCGTTATCTTCTCCATAATTTACCCAATCACGATTCTTGTCTTCGCTTATTTGCGGTCTATTATATGAAGCTAAATTAACTATGTGTAAGTTATCCATTATACTGTAATAAATTCGTTATCTGTATCATTAAAAATATATGCACCCTCATTTACACTATAAGAAGTAACATCCGATTGATTAGTGCAAAAGATTTTATCTTTATATACTACTTCGGTTCCTGTTACGGTTATTGTATAGGTTATATCTTGTTTTATTGGAAACACCGCACTAAATTGATTATGATATAAGTGTTCTGTGATTGCAGTAGTATCTACATTATACACTTTGGTGTTTGTAGTTTCATTTATAATAGTTACATTATAACTATCTCCGATTACAAATTGACGTGGTATAAAATTGATTGTTTGTGCTGATGCACTTTCTTTTAATACTATCATATATATA